TTGCAGATACACTAGGACTGAAATATACCACTGTGAAAACTTGGGAAAAGAAGTTTTTAAAGGAAGCTGAAGAACAGCAGAAAACCAAAGCTGAAGATAAACAAGATACGAACTTACGAACTGAAAGCCTCGTAGAACTTCGTAATAAAAAGAAAAAAGAGTTTGTAGATAGCTCCTGGAATATAATCAGCAAAGCTCAAGAGCTATTAGAGAGGCGTATAACTAGAGCTTTAGAGAAAGAAGATGAGCTAGATAGCTTGGTTACTGAAATAGAGCAGCTAGATTATAAGGACTTATCTCAGGAGCAAAGAAAAGCACTGCATAAGAAGATGGCGGCTATTAAAGTAGAAGATGTAGGAAAGCTAGCTACAATGCTTGGCACTCTATACGATAAACAAGCTTTAGCAAACAATGAAGCTACAAGCAAAGTCGATGGAGTGATAAGAATTGAAGATATAATCAAAAAGGCAGAGGGAAAGAGTGATTTTTAATACTAAGAAGTACATAGAGAATTTTCTTTATATCAAAAAGAAAGACACTGAGGTTGCGCTATTAAAGATAAACCAACCACAGCAAAAATTCTACGATGTATTAAAAAGACAAAGTGAAGCTGGAAAACCAATGCGTGTGATTATTCTTAAAGCTAGACAAATGGGCTTCTCTACCTTAACTGAAGCAATCTTATTTAAGAGAACAGCTACAAGAGCAAATGTAACAAGTGGAATTATTGCACATAAAGATGATGCAACAACAAACTTGTTCAATATGTCAAAGCTTTATTTACAGGAATTGCCTGAGCAATTAAAACCTGAAACAAGAGCATCCAACGCTAAAGAAATTATATTTGATAATCGAACAGGCACAGGCCTGCGTTCAAAGATTAAATGTATGACAGCTGGTGGTGATGGCGTAGGGCGTTCTGATACCTTTCAAAACTTACACTTAAGTGAGGTATCATCCTGGAATAATGCCAAAGAGATACTAGATGGCTTATTACAAGCAGTACCAAATAAACCTGATACGCTTGTGGTAATAGAGAGTACAGCTAAGGGCTATGACTACTTCAAAGAGTTATGGGATAAAGCTTGTGCTGGTGAGAATGATTTTGAGCCGCTATTCTGCGCCTGGTGGGAACTAGATGAGTACAGGATGCCTGCAGACAACATTATTCTTACCGAAGAAGAAAAAGAACTAAAGAAATTATACAGCTTAGACAATGAGCAAATAGCTTGGCGTAGATGGTGTATAAGAAACAACTGCGGCGGTGATATAAACACTTTCAAACAAGAATATCCTGCCTGTCCTGAAGAAGCGTTTTTAGCTAGTGGTGAGTGTATTTTCGATAAAGATATTGTGATATCACAAATCGAGCGAAATAGACCACTTATAAGTGGCTGGAAGCGTGGTGAATTTGAATACAAGAAAACAATCTTACCTGTGCGCAATGCAAATGGTGAGGTTGTTGCTACTGAGAAGAAGATATCAGATATCTGCTTCGTAGAAAAAGAGAATGGCTTAATAACCATTCACGAAGAGCCTCAAGTTAGAACTAACAAACAGGGTGAAGTTACTGAGATGAGGCAATATTCAATTGGTGGTGATACAGCTGGGCTTGGTGATGACTATTACACAGCTAAAGTTGTTGGAAATGATAACTTACAAACAGCCGCCACCTTACACAAACAGCGTATAGATGAAGATAAGTATGCAGATCAGCTTTATTGCTTGGGATGGTATTACCATTGGGCGCTTATAGGAATAGAAACAAACTACTCTTATGTGCCTACAAGAGAGCTGGCAGAGCTTAATTATCCTAACCTATACCAAAGAGAGCGCCTGGATACAACTTATAAAGAGATGCAAAAGGTGCTTGGCTTTGAAACAAACAAAACAACTAAACAAGTTATACTTCAAGCGCTTATCGTTGCAGTTAGAGATAACCCTGCTACTGAGTGTGATATCAACACTCTAAAAGAGATGCTTACATTTGTTAGAAAAGAAAATGGAAAGCAAGAAGCTCAAGAGGGCTACCATGATGACTTAGTTATGGCTAAAGCTATTGCGAACTTTGTAGCAACACAACAGGGCGATTCAAATTGGAAGAAAGTCGAGAAAGTAAAAACTTATAAAAACCCTGTAGAAAAATTCTTCGATAGTGATAATTGGGAAGAAGAGGAAGAGGAGAGCATTATAGAATGGTAATTATTGGAAAGAAAGCATCTAAAAGAATTGAAGAGCTAGAGAAAAGTGTTAAAAGCTTATCTCAAGCTTTTTCTGCTATTAAAGACAATAATGCTGCGCTTAAGAAAGAAAACAAAGAGCTTACAGCTAAGGTTGCAGACCTCGAACAAACTCTACAAAATTATATTGATGATGGCGCAAAGCTTAAAACAGGCGCACAGCTAGTAAAAGAATATTTGTTTGGTGAGGAGGAAGATAGCTAATGAAACAAGCAAAGAAAGAAATCGGCGCAACAATCGAACAGCTTAATACTTGGTATAAAGATGCTAGAGCTTATCAAACAGCTATCGGCTTAGATACTTCTATACCAAAGTGTGTAAAGTTTTTTGAGGGCGATCAGTGGCCAGCGCCAACAAAAGATACTAAATACTTCCCTCGACCTGTTGTAAACATAATTGAAATGAACTGCAACAATAAGAAATCACAAGTGTTGTCAAGTCCTGTAAAGATTGTTTATAAGAGCGATAAAACTGATGCAGCTATTGAGAAATTTAATAGATTTGCAGAATACGAGCTTGCTAGATTAAGACAAAAAGAGCTTAACAATAAAGCTGTACTAGATGGAATTGTTAAAGGATCGTATTGCTTCTATTACTACTACGATGAAAGTATTGTAGGCCTAGATGGACTTGTAGAGGGCGATATTGCTGCACAGCTTATCGATCCTGTCAATGTGTTATTTGCTAACCCTAACGAAAAGGATGAGCAAAAGCAAGAGTGGATAATGCTTATATCTCGTGAAGATGTAGAGAAAGTGAAGCAAATTGCCGACTCTGATGTAGATAAAACTAAAATTCAAAGTGATGATAGTCAAAGTATTTACAATGAGAAAGAAAGCGACACTGAGAAATATGTAACAACAATGACAAGATTCTTTAGAGTTAATGGCGAGGTGTACTTCGAGAGAGCGACTCAAGAAGTGATCTTTAATAAAGCTAGGCCATTTACGCCTGATGTAGAGAAATTTAAAGAAGTGCTAAGTGGTAAGAAAGATAAAGTTAAACCTGAAGATACAAAACCTGAAGATAAGTATATTCAACGCAACAAGAAAGCAACACTATATCCTATTGTGTTTAGTGCTTGGAAAGAAAGAGATAAATCAATTTATGGTAGGGGTGAAGTAGAAACAATTATACCTAACCAAAAAGCCATAAATTGGACTCTAGGACTTCAAATACTTATGGCACAAAACGAGGGTATGAGTCCTGTAGTTGTTGCTCCTGATGCTTTAAGAGGCCAAAGAATAACAAACGAGCCAGGACAAGTACTTACTGATTATAGCAAGACAGGAAATGGCATACGCTTCCCTAATAAACCAGGCATGACAGCTGCAAGTGTAAACCTAGTAGATAAAATCGCAGATCTAACAAGAGTTGCTACAGGAAGCAGTGAAGTTATGAATGGTGAAATTATCTCTGCAGGTATGAGTGGTGCGGCTATTGCACAATTGCAAGCTCAAGCGCTTAAACCTATTGAAGATCTACAAAAGAGCTTTTGGCGTTCTATGGAAAAAGTTGGCGAAGTGCTAGAGCAATTCTATAGATATTTCTTCAAAGATAAGAAATTCCAATATGTAGACAAAAAGCAAGATGACAAGATATTGACTGATACATTCAACAGCAAAGAGTATGAGAATATTCATTTTGATGTTGTGGCCGAAGCTGTAGCAGGCACTATTATGAGTGATGTTGCAGATATCAATATTTTAGATGGCTTATTTGCTAAAGGTGCTATAGGACTTAAAACCTTTATTAAGTGTTATCCTGACAACGCAATAGCTAACAGGCAAAAGCTTTTAGAACACATAGAGGAAGAAGAGCAAAGCGTAATCAATCAACTAAATACTAAAGTACAAGAAGCTCAACTACAATTGCAGCAAGCTACAGCTATTCTTCAACAGCAAGAAGAAACTATCAACAATGCTAAAACAATTGTGGATGAAAATAGAACTCTTAAAGAAAAGCTATTGGCTCTTCAAAAAGAATATACAGGCAAGATACAGCAAGCTAACAAGATATTGCTTGGCTTGGCTGGCAAAACAAAAGAGTACTACGATGATGCTAAAACAATGGCTCAAGAAGTAGCTCAAAAAAGAGGTATAAATACCTCACCTAACAATGGTAGTCCAAGCGAAATGCTTTGATTATAAAATTCGCACTGAATAGCGCAAAAATCTAGGAGGATATATGGAAGATATCAAAGAACAATCAGCGCAAACAACCGAAGCTGAAGCTGAAAAAGCTTTAGACACAGGAGCTAGCGAAATCGCTGACACTAGCAACGATGTGGAATTTACTGACTCAGATGACAATGGTGCAAACGAAAGTCAAGACAATAAAAGTACTGATAATCAAGAAGCAAACAAGTCAAATGATGGTGTAGATACTAAACCACAAAAAACCAATGCAGATTATGCTCGAGAAAGAAGAAAACAAGAGCAAGAAGCTGCTATCAAAAAAGCAAGAAATGAAGCAATCATTGAAGCTTTAAATGGTGTAAACCCATACACACAAGAGAAAATGGAAGATGAGGCAGATATTCAAGAGTATTTAACAATGAAAGAAATTGAAAAAAATGGAGGCGATCCAATTGCTGATTATTCCAAACATCTCAAAGCAAAAGCAAAAGAACAAGTCAGAGTTTCTGAAAGTGAAAAAAGTCAGAAAGAGTGGGTGCAGAAAGATAAAGCAGATTTTGCAACTAAACACCCTGATGTGAAGCTGGAAGAGCTATTAAATGATGAATTATTCTACACTTTTGCTGTAGGCAAAGTAGGAAAAATGAGTATGGATAAAATCTATACTGATTATCAAAGCTTTGTTGCAAAGAGCGAGGAAAGAGCTAGAGATAGAGCTGCTCAATTACTTGCGAATAACGCCGCCACTCCAGGCAAACTCACTAATCAACCTCCAGCTCCACCTAAGAGCATCCAAGATATGTCAAAGGCAGAGTTTGAAAGTGTTGTAGAAAGGGTTAAAAGGGGTGAAAAAATACAAATTTAGTGAGGTAAAAGTATATGAATACTACAGCAAGCACAGGAATAGCTCCTGAAATTAAAACTTTTTATGACAGAACTCTTTTAGAGAGAATGTTACCAAATTTGCCATTTTTGAAATATGGCCAAAAAAGACCTATCCCAAAGGGAAATGGTAAAACTATCGAGTTTAGAAAATTCAACTCTTTAGAGCCAGCTACAACTCCATTGACTGAAGGTGTACCACCTACAGCTAAAGACCTTAGCGTAACAGCCATCACTGCATCAGTTAAACAATATGGTGATTATATCGAAGTAACCGATGTGTTGGAAACAACAGCTTATGATCCTATTATCACTGAAACAGTAGAGTTAGAGGGTGAACAAGCAGGCGAAACTCTTAACATTGTTGTTAGAGATGAGCTTTTAAACACAACTTCAGTATTTAATGTTGGTGGTGGTGTAGATGAAGATGCAATCACAGCTGATAATATCCTTACAGCAGATGATGTATTGAAAATGCAAACAATCTTTAGAAGAAACAACATTAAACCTATCTCAGGTGGATATTACTTAATGTTCTTATCACCTGAACAAGCGGCAGACATTATGAGAGATCCTCTTTGGAGAGATGTTTCAAAATATGCTAATGATGCTAAAAACATCGAAGAGGGCGAAATTGGCCGCCTTTACAAATTCAAATTCATTGATACTAGCTTAGTAGAAGCTCAAGCTAACGCTTCAGGCGTGGAAATCTACAGCGGCTTAGCTATGGGTAAAAATGCTTATGGTATCGTAGATATTGAAAATGGCAGCAAACCTAAAACAATCATCAAAATTGGCAAAGAAGATGATGGCGATAAGAGCGATCCATTGAACCAAAAATCAACAATTGGCTGGAAAGCATTATTGACAGCAGTAAGATTGAACGAACTTGCTCTTATTAGAGTAAATTCTGCAGCTACTGATATTGCCTAGTTAAATCTATAAAATTGGAGGAACTCAACCATGAGTAAAGATGCAATCAAAGAAGCTGTAAACGATACAGCTGTAGAAGCTGTGGAAGCAGCAGCTGAAGCGCAAGCTAAAACAAAAACTCAAAAATTCGTAAAGGGCATGGCTGCAAAGCTTGCAAAATGTCCTAAGGTTACTATTAAAGTACCTATCGATAAACAAAACGAAAAAGATAAGTATGTAGAAGTACAAATCAATGGATATGTTTATCAAATCGAAAGAGGCAAAGAGGTATCAGTGCCTGCGCCTATCAAAAAGCTTCTAGAAAGAGGCAAATACCTTTAATATGTAAAGGGCTTTAATGTCCTTAGCATATACCAGCGCTGTAGTTATGAGATACAGCGCTAACATGAGTACTGAAATAAGAGAGAGTGTTTGCGACAGCTACTCCAGGTGCAAGTCCTGCTGTACTCACCATTAAATTTTATTTTGGAGGCAAACAATGAGAGTTGGTGATATCAAAGTGGAAGCTATCAAGCTTATGTTTACAAACTACGGCTTTGATTTTAGTATTAACGAATTACAAACTATGTTATCTGATGAGAATTATGGAAGCTACATAGTAAATATGAATGGTGCTATTGCAAGAGCTTTAGATAGAATCGAAAACGCTTGTGTTGTGCCTCTTAAGAGAAAAGAATTGTCTTTAGATGATTGCGTAGAAACAAGAAACTTTTTAAGGTTTGATACTAGCAAGATTGAAGATTTCTTTATGTTGGATAGAGTTACTGCAGAGTATGATTCAGGCGAATATGTAGGCAATGTAGAGTATGAGTTAGAGGGTGATGTACTATTGCTACCTAACCATAAAGCAAGCTATACAATTCTTTATTATCCAACAATAAAAACTATTGATGAAAACACTCAAGACACCGATGAGATTTGGATACCTGAGAAGATTGCACGCCTTATACCTTATTTTATTAAAGGTGATTTATACCAGGAAGAAGAGCCTGACCTAGCTGCTGATGCTAGAAATATATTTGAGGCCAGCTTAGATGACCTTAAAAATCAAAATCAAAGTAAGCAAGATTATGTACATAAAACATTTAGATTGCAATAGGGGAAGATATGAGTATTAGAGTAAATCGCAATTTATCGCTTAAGGAAAGAAAGGTATACACTTTTGGTGATTTCAGAGGTGTAGATTTTTCTACATCCCCTTATTTAGTGGCTAAAAATCGTGCAATTTCTGCTCAAAACTTAATATACGAAAATGGTACAGTCCGTAAAAGAACAGGTTGGAAAAGCTTGTGTAAGCTGCCTGGAAAAATAAACGGACTTTTCTCTTTTGAAATAGAAAACGAAACAATTACTCTTGTTTATGCTGGAAAGCGTTTTTATGAGCTTATTTGGAATGAAAAGCTTGGTAAGTATAATTACAGCGACATTACTGCTTCTTGCACTTATAAGTACGCAGAAATCGACCAAACAAAGCTTGTAGAGCGTAGAGTTCAATTATATGTAAATAAGAATAAAGCTTACATTGTGGGCTGTGGCGATTATCTTGTATTTGGCAAGTGGGGTGGCAGCTTCGAGCTTCGTAGAGTGTTTGATAATGAAGATACTTATATTCCTACAACTACTATAAACATTGATAAAGATGGCGTAAACGATGAAAACAGGGCGACTCTAGATGGAGTAAACTTGCTTTCTTCTTTCAGAATAAACGAGTTTCTAGGTAGCGACACAAATGCCGCCACCTGGAGCGTAGATACAGCTATAGATGGCGTAGAACAAGCAATCAACGCAGATAGCGATGTAAATATAACGCTTTATACTTTAGACGACAGCAATGCGCCTATATCCTACGAGATCAATAATAGAATTGCTAGCGACAAATCTCTATTATATGCTGCAGGCGATGATATCAATAGTGTAGGAAGTGTGGACTTTGCTACAGGCAAAATTACTCTTAATATAAATACAAAACCTCAAGAGGCAGATACTTCAAATATTAAAGTTAAATTTCAAAAAGGCGATAGCTCTCAGGCAGATATTATTTACAACTCAACAATAAGCTCATTATTTGGTGGCAATGGCAACTCAAATAGATTGTTTGTAAGTGGTGATTCGGCTAACAAAAATGTTCATGTATGGAGCGAAATGTACGACTTTACATATTTTGCAGACAACAACCATGATGAAATAGGAAGCGACAGCAGTGCAATTATGGGCTATGTTAGAGCAACTGATGGAATATTGCTTGTGTTCAAAGAGAAAAATGGCAGCGATTCTACGATTTACTATGTAAGTGGTACTGATACTCAGGAAACTGATTATGCAGGCAACCTATCATTTGTAACATTATTTACTAAAACAGCTGGAAATGTTGCAGATACAATCTTTGGCAAGTATGCAACAGCTAGCTTAAATGGCGATAACTTAATTTTGACTAGAAATGGAGTTAAAGGCCTAGAGCTATACGAAAACTTAACAACTAGCGCTTATAGAATAAGAGAGCGCAGTAGAAATATAAACGCAAAACTATTAGCTGAAGCTAACCTAGAGGAAGCTTGTGCTGTAGTTTATAAAGACAAATATTATTTATCAGTAAATGGCGTTGTTTATGTGTGTGATAGTAGATTTGCTTTCTCTGCAGAAGAAGATATAAGCGATAGCCACAATTACGAGTGGTGGTATTTTACAAATGTAGATGCTAGAGTTTGGGCTGAGATAAACAATGAGCTTTATTTTGGTACAAGCGATGGAAAGATTTGTAAATTTACTGAGGAAGAGTTTGCAGATATTACTTATCAAGATAGCGAAGCTGGCGATATATCAATCAATTATGCAGACAACAAAATTGTTTACAATATGGAGCTAGACAAAGCCTTAAATGAAAGCAGTAATCTTACATTTACTCAGGGCGATGTATATTCGCTTTATATAGATAGCTCTGAGATTAAGAGCGTGGATGCTGATGGCTTCTTATATGTAGATGAGAACTTACTTTATAAGATTTACGAGGGTGTTACTTGCCTAGCTGATAGGGTGGAAAATACAGGCCTGCAAATTGATAAAGAATATCATATCAATTCGGTAGATTTAGACAATTTAAGATTTACGCTAGCAGATAGCGATAATAACTTAGTTATACCTAGCGCTGTTGGTTTTAGATTATGCAAAAAGATATCTTCTAAAACTTTATATGTAACAAATATAGACACTGCAAAAAATGAGTTTCAAGTTAAAGAGTATCCAGGTGGCGGCGTTTTAGATTTGGTTATTTATAACTATACAATGTCATCTGAGCTATTGGCCACAATTACTTTTAAAGACAATGTTGTTGCCAAGTGGTACACGCCTATATATGATTTGGGATCTAATATGTACAGCAAAACGCTCTTAGGAATAACAATCACAACTGAGCCATTAGTTAAAGGCGCTATTTCAATTGGTTATCAAACTAGAAATATTGAAAAGGACTTTATAACACATGGATCGAGAGGTTTTGACTTCAACGATATTGACTTCGAGGACTTCTCTTTTGAAAGCTCATTTACAAATAGCAATACTCTAAGAGTTAAAGAGCGCAACTTCAACTTTATAATCTTGCGCTATATAAGCGATACTCAAACAGCTTGCGCTGTCAATGGTATTACTATCAGATACAAAATAAATAGATTAAATAAAGGAGTAAGATAATATGCCTATAAATATCAACAAAATTAACAATGTTAGTGCAGTTACAAAATCTGCAATTTCTAGAAAATCTGCTCAAACTTTGCCTAACAACCCAAGCGAGCAGGGATATTCGGCCGAAGAAATCAAAAGAAGATTTTATCAACCTATCTTAGATGCTGCAAACTCTGCTATTGCTGAAATTGATAGAGTTGTAAACGAAATGAACATCTCTTTTGGTCAAGTAAGTGATGAGTTAGATAACTTTATAGACACAACAAAAATTACTGAAGCTTATAAGCTAG